ACTACCTTGACGCAGAAGTGTATGCGGTAGCGGCCGCAGATATTATCCGTGCGCTTAATATCCGCAGGGATGAGGTGCGGGTTCACAAGGATATTCGCAGAGAACATAGCCGTTCAGACTGGATCCGTAGGCGGGAAGGAGCGTGGATCTGATGGGGGGACGGTGGTTAAACCGGCACAAGAACTGGTTGCGGGAAGAAGAATCGCAGACACGTGGTGAACAGCTTGTTGAGCCTGAGGATTACGGTGTGCCGTTTTATCCGCTTAAATGTCCGGGATGTAAAAGTAAGAACATTAGATGTTATTCGACGCACTTACCTATTCGGTATCACGTTTGCCGTGACTGCGGAAAGAACTTCAAAAGCGTTGAAGTTGAAGAAAAATAGATTTGCTATTTTGTAGTAATGACCCGATTGAAAAAGATACAGGGTTAAGTAAAATTTAAAGTAGAGATATTAATAGCGCAGGAGTTGGCCGCTCCGGGTGCGCCCAATAAAGTTATGAAGCCCGTATTCGTTGCAACGAGCGAATGCGGGCTTTTTTATTGGGAAGATTTACAGGAGAAAAAATGAGCGCACCGACAAAACAGGAAATGCTTGAGAACGTGGAGAACGCAATAAACGCACGCATGAGCGGAGGGGCGGTTCAGTCGTATTCCATCGGCGGGCGCAATTTGCAGTACATCACGTTATCGGAGCTTATGAAATTAAGAGACAAACTCCGTCAGGAAGTTTCATCTCTGGCGGGTCGCACAGCGTTTGCAAAATTTGAGAGACCGGTATGAGCGTAAAAGAAAAAATATCAAACAGCATAGACGGCGTAGTCAGTTTCTTTTCTCCCAAAGCGGGGTTTAAGAGACGCATGTACCGGGAAGCGATTGCAGTTTCACAGAAATTTGGATCGTACCGTGGCGCAGACCGCAACCGTATGCGTTCGTCATGGCTTCCGGGTGGTGGTTCTGCGGATGAAGATATTATTCCCGATCTTCCCGAACTAAGAGAGCGTAGCCGTGATTTAAATCGCAATGACGCTCACGCTTCAGGAATAACCAACACCATGACAACGAATGTTGTCGGCACAGGGATAAGACCGCAAAGCCGTGTTGATCGTGAAGTGATCGGATTAAGTCAGAGCAAAATAGATAAATTTCAAAAGAAAGCGGAAACTGCTTGGAAGCTGTGGTTGCCGTTTGCGGATGCGGGCAACCGCATGGACTTTTACGAAATACAGCAGTTAGTTGACAGGCAGATACTGGAGAACGGCGAAGCAATTGTTATCCCGGTCATGCTCAAGGACAAAAGCCGTCCTTATTCGATAGCGCTTCAGGTTGTTGAATCAGACCGTCTGGCAACACCACCGGAAAAACGTGGAGACAAGTCAGTAAGAGCCGGAGTGAAAGTAGGAGCAAACGGAGAGCCGGTTTCGTATTTTATTCAGAAAACACACCCGGGTGATTATCGATTTACACGAGGTGTTGACCGGGAGTTTATAGAAATACCTGCACGCAACGAACTTGGACGACAGAATGTGTTTCATCTGTTCCCTGTTCAGCGCTCAGGACAGACCAGAGGGGTTCCGTTCTTTGCGCCGGTGCTTTCTTATTTCAAGGATTTGGCAGAGTATGCGGAAGCCGAACTTGTTGCCGCACGGATAGCCGCATGTTTTTCGCTGTTTGTGACATCAGAAGCGTCAATGGATATCAATACCGGTTATGCCAAGAACTTTCAGGGGCAGGTTCTGGACTCACTCGAGCCTGGCATGATCAAGTATCTGTTACCCGGAGAATCTATATCGTCATTTAACCCGCAAAGACCGACCGCAACATTTGAACCTTTTGTTGAACGGATGTTGCGGGCAATTTCGGCGGCTCTGGGGCTTCCTTACGAGCTTGTCGCAAAAGATTTTTCAAAAACAAATTATTCAAGTGCACGTGCGGCTTTGCTTGAAGCCCGCAGGTATTTCAAGGTCAGGCAGGAATGGATTGCCAGAAAATTATGCCAGCCTGTCTGGGAGATGGTTCTTGAAGAAGCTTATTTGCGGGGAGATCTGGGCGGGATCAGTTTTTATGATAACAAGCGGAGCTGGACAAACGCTTCGTGGATTACGCCGGGCTGGGAATGGGTCGATCCGCTTAAAGAAGCCAAAGCCGCAGAAGTCGGGCTTAAGAACGGCATTGTTACTCATTCAGATTTATTCTCGGCGCAAGGCAAAGATTGGGAGGAATGCTTTGAGCAAAGAAAAAGAGAACAGGAAAAAATCAAAGAGCTTGGACTCGAGATCAGTGGCGAAAGAGGTTCAGGTGATGGTAACGACCCAGATGAGGACGGCACAGAAGATAACAATCGAAGTGAGGAGTGAGAAATGAAAAAAGATTTATTCAGAACAGATATCGCTCGTGCCGGTGATGTCAGAATTGACAGGGACAAAGCGGTCATCCGTGGTTTTGCTGTTGTCAGCAAAGGGTTAACAAAGGACAGCCGTGGCGAATTTGACGATAGCGCCCTTGATACGGTTGTCGAGCTTGGCAACAGCGCAAAGATTGGTATTAAGTCACGATTCGGTCATCCCAACATGAGCAGTACGGCGCTCGGTACGTTTCTGGGCAGAGTGAACAATTTCAGGAGAGATGCAGACATTGTCAGAGCGGATTTGCAAATTGATAAGACTGCTTTTGACACACCGGACGGCGATCTGGCGGGATATGTTTTAAATCTTGCAGAAAGCGATCCGGAGATGTTCGGAGCGTCAATGGTGATTAACTGGGATCCGGAAGATCGGGAGGAACTTGACGCAGAGGGCAACAGCTTACCGCCGTTTATCCGGATTACAAAACTTCTGTCGGTTGATGTGGTTGACGATCCGGCCGCTAATGACGGCTTTTTCGGTATGCCGTTCTTCTCGAAAAGCGTTAAGCCCTCAGCCGAGATGACGGAGTTTTTAGATAAATTCCTTAGCAATCCTGATGCGGTTGAGAAAGCGGTCGGGTTTCTGAATAGATACAGGGTTAACAAAAAGATATTTGAAAAAACAAATTTTAAACAGGAGGAAAAACGTATGGAATCGATGACATTAGAGCAGTTTAAAAGTGAGCGTAAAGATCTTTTCGACGCTGTGTTCAAAGAAGGATGTTCTTCAGGAGTACAGCAGGAAAGAGAACGCTCGGTATCAATCCTTAATAAAGCCAAGGGCTTTGAAGGGATGAACGAGCTTGCGCTTGAAGCGATTGAAAAAGGATTAACGCTTGATCAGGCGGTGATCAATTTTCAAGAGAAGCGTCTGGAAGACCTTGAGAACGCATCTGCCCCTCAGGTCGGACCCGATGCGGAAGAAGAACCGAAGAAACAGTTAAGTCATTTTGACAGGGCAAAACAATATCAAAGCGAACACGGCGGAAGCATGACGGATGCTCTCAAGGCAACCGCTGAAAAACGCCAATAAAAGGAGGAGAAAAATGTCACAGGAAAATTTAGGAGCAAAAGCATTTACGGCGGGTGAAGACCTTGAGGCATATCGCAGGGTAAAACTCAGCACAGGAAGCGGAAGTCAGGTTGAGTATGCTGATGCCGGAGAGGATTTTATCGGTATCACAGCGGGTAAGGTTGCGTCAGGTGATTTTATTACGGTCAAACTGAAAACCAGCGGACGTACGTTCAAGCTGGTAGCGGATGGAGCGATTGACGCTGGCGGTGATTTTTACGGAGCGGATGATGGAAAGATAAGCGCAACTGTGAGTGGTTCGGTTATCGGCAAAGCCCTTGAGGCTTCGGCATCTGATCTGGAAGTTATTGAAGGATTACTGGCATAAACGAAATAAACATACAGGAGGATTACCATGGGAGTTGATTATTCAGGAGTTAGAGCGACGCCGAGAATGGATTTGGGTGTTGCGGTTATGGAATATGTGGAGCAGGAGAACGAGTTTATCGGTACTAAAGCGTTACCGCTTTTCAGGACGCAAAAACAGAAATCGGTTTTCCCCGCTATCACTCGTGAGAGTATTACTCGTGATGCGGATACTAAACGTGCGACCCGGGGAAATTACAACCGTGACGGGTTCAGCGCAAAGGATAAATCGTATAACTGTCAGGAACACGGTCTTGAGGGGGCTTTGGATGATAGTGAACGTGCGATGTATCAGAGTGATTTTGATTCTGAGCTTGTAACAACCAAAATCACGACCCGCAGAGTATTGCAGGCGCAGGAGAAAAGAATTGCGGACTTGCTGTTTAACACAAGCATGTTCAGCGGTTCGGCTCTCTATACGGATTGTTCTTCAAATCCGTGGGATGACATCGCAACTAAAGTGATCAAACAGATCAGGGACGCTAAAGCAAAGATCCGTTCTAATTGCGGGATGTTGCCTAATGCATTGATCATGAGTTCAACCAATATCGAGCGTCTAAAGGCAAACACAGAGATTGTGGATCTCATTAAGTATACGTCACGGCCTACAGACGCTGAAGTCAGAAAGGCGCTGGCTGATCTTTTCGGGATTAAATACATCCTTGAAGGAAAGGCGATCCGCAACGCCGCAAAAGAAGGAAAGTCTTTCGTCAGCGGTGATATCTGGAGTGATGATTATGCGCTTGTCGCACTCATTGCCGAAGATGGGCAGGATCTTTCCCGACCGGGACTGGGTCGGACGTTTCTCTGGGTTTCAGACAGTCCGGAGAATGCGGTTGTCGAGCAGTACAGAGCGGAGGAAATCAGGAGCGATGTGTTCCGTGTGCGTCAGCACGTGGATGAAATGATCATCGATCCTTATTTCGCTCACCTTTTAAAAGTAGATGCGTAAATCTGAGGGGGCTTTTATGCCCCCTCATTATTTTAAGGAGTTGTGATTATGAACGGACCTTATCAGGTTGTTGATACAGGAAAACTGCTTCGTGTCGAATACGGACCCTTTGTGGAAGTGCGGGCAAATGTTTCCTCAGACGATGCCGGGAATCCGATCAATTTTGATGACTGCCATGATCTCACAGGTTGGGAGTATGTAGATGTTTATATCAAATTAAGCGGAACGAATCCGTTATGGGATATTACGCCGGTCTTCGGCGATATTGAAGGCGGTGTGGAATTTTATGATGCAGAAACGATTACTGTACAGAAAAACGAAATCCGAAGGATTCGTTTATTCGGCGCAGGCTGTCTGTATTTTCGCTGTGATGGCTCGGCAGGAACTAGCCCGCAAATTGATTCAATCAAGATACGCCCGGTTAACCTTGTGAAATAAGAGGAGCGGTATGGGAATTCTTGATTGCCAATTTAAAAAGCCGGGGTGTGACCGGATCACAACAGGACAGCCGGAGTTTAGTGGTGTTTATCCTGATGTGGAAGAACCGTTGGGCGGATATGCTTCTTTTGCAGGCGATGGATATGTCAATACTCAGGAAGTATATGACTACAGCCAGAATGGTGATTTTTCTGTATCTGTCTGGGCAAAGAGTACAAACCCTTCAGCGAATTATGCGGTTGTTCAGGCGCATTTAGTGGGAGCGAGTTATTCGTCTGACTGGATTATTGTCGGAGGCAATTCCCTTTTCTGGATGAGAAGTCAGGCTCTTGGGAACATCTCCCTCATGAATGACAGCAACTGGCACCATCTGGTTTTGGTTTGGGATCGTGCGGTTGAAAGGTTTAGAGGTTTTTTTGATGGAGAAAATATAGGACAGAGCAATGTGGTTGCAGGCTACGGTGCTGTTACGCCTATTGTTATTGGCGCAAGGGCAGACTTTGGATCGTCTTTCTGGACTGGTGGCATAGCGCAAGTAAAGGTTTACAGAAGAAAATTAAGCGATGCAGAGGTTAAGAATTTATTTAAGTTTAATCCTGTTTTGAATGGGCTTTATTCCTATTACCCGCTTGTCAGTAATGGCAAAGATTATGGTCAGAACAGAAAGCATGCGGTTGTGCAAAATGCGGTATTCAACGGGGGCTTTAATGGATAGCGAGTGCGTAACAAAAGAAATGTGCAAAGAAAAACACGAAAACTCGGGACGTGAGTTTGATTCGATCAAAGAACAGCTCAAGGAACACGAAGAAAAACTGCGGGAAGCGGACATCAGGTTCACCGAGCTTTCAGGTGACGTAAAGCATATTAAAGACCGGATTGATAACGGACTTTCAACAACGATCTGCCAGATCAAAGAAAAGATGGACGAGTTCATGCCACTGGTTCGGGAGAGTTCCGAATGGGCGGGCAGATTTAAACAGGCGGTTTATTTTGTTGCGGTGATCAGTTTTGGTGGCGGACTTGTAAGTCTTGCTTTCCATTTTGCCGCAATGATCGCAGAGAAGGTGTTCGGATGAGCTTTAAGGATTCAGTCAAAGAGGACAGCAAAAATATTTTTTTAAATACCGGACAGTTTGCGGAAGAAATTACGTATGTACCCAATGGAGAGTCGGAAAAGATTATCAGGGCGGTTGTTATTCGTTACGAACTTGCTCCGGCAGAAGAAAACATTAACCGTTCGCTGAAAAAGCAGGCAGAGGTAATGATCGCAAATGATGCGGATGAAGGCATGGCTGTGATTAATAAAAAGGATGACCGCATCAAGATCAATGACACGCAAGGGATTGAGCGTGAAGCAAGAATTGATGATGTGCTTAATAGTGATGACGGCATGTGGCATGTACTTGTGGGGTGGTAATTATGCAGTTAACAACAGAAATAGATAAAAGAGAGCTTGAGCGGGCAATTAAAATTGCGCCCCGGGTTCTTAAATTTGAGCTGGCTGATGGCATGGATCGTATTGGCAAAGGATTTTTAAAGCGGTTCAGGCAACAGCAGTTGCAGGGGCCTCCTGGTGTGCGAGGAGCGTCAGGGCACGGATTGTTTGGAACGTTTAAACGTGTGTTTCTGGTTTCCCCCACTATCGAAGGAATGGGAATACAGATTTTTACGGATTCAAAGATTGCGAAATTGCACGAGACAGGCGGAACTGTCAGGGATCCGGGCGGTGGAAGGCTTGCGGTGCCATTATCCGCAAGAACGGAGATGTTCACCCCGGGTGGCAAGCTCAGGGGTAGATACAAGCGGGTGCGTGAACTTAAAAATGTCAGACCGATGCGGTTTCATGGAAAGACGTTTCTTGCCCGGGTAACCAAAAGGGCGAAAAAGATTTTACCGCTTTACGTGCTTAAGCGTCAGGTACGCATTCAGCCGAGACTCGGCTTCTACAGAACGTGGGACGGTTTGGTGAATTACCGTATTGATATTTTAAACAAGTCCATCGAGAAAGCGTTGAGGAAGATTTAATGGAAACAGTAAGAGAAAGAATTTTACAGAATATAAAAACGACCCTTGAAGGGGTTACGGTTGCTAACGGTTACAACTTTGATTTTGAGGATAAAACCGTCCAGCGGTGGTCAATGCACGGAAACCGCATGGTGGATATGCCTATGGTTGTCATCAGTCCGGGGGATGAGGATGAATCAAGTTCCCCACACCCTTTTGAAGAATGTTTGCTGTCGGTGTTTCTCGATATCTTTTACGTCAATGACGAGAACGACACTGTTGCGACAGATACGTATTTAAACAGATTACAGGGCGATATTAAAAAAGCGATTTTACAGGATGTTACTCGTGGCGGTGAGGCAATTGATACGGATGTTTTAGGGACAACGCCTTTTGAGACAACCGAAGCCCAGCCGTATGCGGGAATAATTATGGAACTCAGGATTCGTTATCGCCATTTAAAAACGGATCCCACGGCAAAGAATTAAGAAGGAGGATTGCTATGTCAATGCTTGTAAGAAAACGCCAGCTAGCCGCAAAGACCGAATCGGTCGAAGGCAGTGCGGAGACGCTGGCCGCAGAAGATGCGGGAATATTAGTTAACTTTTCACCAAAAGCAAATTATGACCCGCAGATGTATCAGCGTGATCCTGTTCGGGCTTCCCTTACGAAGATGGGAAAACTTGCGGGTAAACGTTCAGGAGGTCTTGATTTCAGTATCGAGCTTAAAGGATCAGGTTCGTTAACAACTGAACCCGAATGGGCAAAGCTGATCAAGGCATGTGGATTTCAGTGTTCTGCTTTGAGCAAAATATCTTTCGGAGCGATTACATCGGGACCCTTTGTTCACAGCGAAACAATTACAGGTGACACATCAGGAGCGACCGGTCGTGTTGTGATAAGTACGGCTGATGGTACGACAACGCTTTATTTTGTGCCGGTAAGCGGGACGTTTGAGAGCGGTGAT